CCTAGTCCTTACGCTCCATCTAATGGCCGGCGTAAATCGGGTAGCTGTTGATAAAACCACTGGTTCAGCAGTTTCACTAACACATCACCTTGAGGAATTCGAGTCGTTTGTGGCATGTTTAGAACGGTTGTATAACTGTTCTCTAACAAGGCCTCAACTCGAGTCTCCGAAACAGATCAAGAAGTTCTGTACGGGACTGATTGAAGGTGAGAAAGATCATTTGTGGCGGGCTGATCTGTGCGGCCTGTCGGCGCAATCCAGGTTCGGGATTGCGCACTCTTTGTTCCTTTTTAGGAAAACGTTGCCAGGGGAGAAACCCCGGGTTGACGAGTATGTTCGTAGGTTGTGCACTCCTCAGAGTGCACCTGACCCAGACTTCATGGATTTCGCTTTGAAGTTGACAAGAAAGCTGTTCCGATTCGGTTGGGACCGTACCTACGTCGATCACGCGTTGACAAACGTCTTGAGTCACTCTTCGTCTGCGGAGAGTGGTCGAAAGGCGGGTGGTGGTCGTGGCCTCGAAGTTCAATCGAGGGAGCAAAGGTCAGAGTTCACTACTTATGTTTTGAACTCTGTTGCACCACGACCCCGGGGGGTTTCTAGAGTACAGGCTATAGACACGGGTGGAAAGTGGCGGATCATTTCGATTCCACCAAGAGTTGATAATGCTCTCCGTCCGCTTCACAAAGCTATGTACTCGCACCTTTCCAAAATGGATTGGTTGCTTCGCGGAGATGCGAAAGCGGCAAGATTCAAGGACTTCTCCCCTGTGGAGGGAGAAATCTTTGTAAGTGGCGATTACGAAAGCGCTACTGACAACTTAAATGCCGATCTCCAAAAAGCAATCCTTTCCGAGTTGCTAGAGCGATCTTATGCCGTACCACAAGGCATTCGTGAACACGCTCTTTCCGTTTATAGCTCTCGTCTAGGCTATGACGGGACCAACGAGTTGTTCGTACAACAACGTGGGCAACTCATGGGACAGTTGACTTCCTTCCCATTGTTATGCCTGGTAAACTACATTACGTTTCGGTATTCGATCCGCCGGCCTGTGCCGGTCCGGATCAATGGCGACGATATCGTTTTTCGTGCGACGCCTGACGAGTGTTCTCGTTGGGAGCGTGATGTAGCTAAGGGCGGTTTGACGCTGAGTTTAGGGAAAACCTTGAAGCACTCTCGTGCTTTTACCCTCAACTCAACTCCTTTTTGGTCCCATCGCTCCGGTGGGGCCAGGCTTGTCGGTTTTGTGCGGTCCTCCGCACTCTATCCCAAGGGGTTGTTGTCAGAGCAGATTTGTTCGCTGAATGGTAGGTTCTATTCAGCTTGCGCTGGGTACGGCGGTAAGAGACGTTCGGTTGTTCGAACCGAGTTTCTCCTCCGTAACCAGAAGGCGATTCATGCGAGTCGTCGGTCTGTAACAAGGGGATTGGGGTTAGCTGCTGGTGAGCAGGAAATTCGGGACTCCGGTCTCTGGTTTAGAGAGCTCTTCTACCTTGAACAAGTAGATGAGCCTCTGATTCCGACTGTTGACAGTCGGATCCCTGTTCAGGGTTGGAAACAAGTGCCTAAGTCGTGGATCTCTTCAAAAGAGAGTATTCGCGATTGGGAGCAGCGTTGGTCAGCTGCTTGTGTTTATCACGCTTGGTTTTCCGACTTTACGAATTCCCCCTTCTCAGAGGACGCTAAAATGTCTAAGATTCGTGAGGGTGTTAGCCCTTACGGCTTGGGGAGCTTGATCTCTCTCCGGGTACGTCGTATGCTACGTATGACCAGATCGCAGATATGGAAGTGGGTGAATCTCAGAAGGGACACGTCCGTTTTTGGACGGGTCAAGGGGGCGAAGAGTCAGATGATTTGGGTGGAAGTGGACGCGCTGCCGAAGCGAAGCGCGTTGACTCTTGTCAAGGGGACCATCTAGTTAGTAGGGCGGACGTGACCGTCACATCACCATCCTCTGGTGAATGGTGTGGCGGTGTGCTTCACGTACGATGAATGTATTGAGGCTCGTGTATCGGGTTCGTGCCAGTGTCAGTTGATTTGTTCAGCGGTTGGTACGTTCTAGGAAACGAACGACTCCTACCTCGGGTAACTGGGGAGGACGGCACGAATACAAGAGGGTGTCGCAGTGACGCGATGGAGACATCGTTGTTGACGGGCATTCGCACAGTGGTCGCGAAGGCTAGATAGTTTCGATTTTCGGTTATGCAACCGGGCGTGTGGATGGTTCCACGCAGGGGGG